ACAGTTGTAGGAGATAGCCGGGAAGGTATGGAAGAAGGAGGACGAACTGAAACAGTTGAAGTCCGAACTTGCAGCACTCGACCGAAAGATACAGTTGGAGCTTGAGCTGCCTACGCCCGAAGTCGCCGAAAAGGAGAATGACGGACAGGAGGTCAAACCGGATGCGGAAGGTGTGGTCGTTCCAGGGCAGCAGGTCGTCCTCGATCTCCAGATCAATGCACAGCTCGCCGCCGTCCGGGTCACAGGGGTAATCTTCCAGGAAGCTGGCCACATCCACGATGCGGCCCATGGCATAGGGGCGGATGGTCTCCTTGATGTCGCCGTCGTCTATCTCAAAGCGATGTCCCTGTTCGGGGATCACCCCGTCAAGGTCCTTCTCGTTGATATAGGCAACGGCGGTCACAAGGTATATGCCCTCAGCATGGTCGCTCTGAATTATAGGTCTGTCAGACTGCTTGACCCGCTGGAGAATGATCGGTATATCTGCATACACCTCTCCGTCATATTTCACCGTGTGACTTTCCGCAAACTCCTCGGTGTTCATCAGCACATTAGCGATATCGGACTTTACCATGTCCTTAAAGCCCATTATTCGCCCTCCGAATCATCGGAAAGCGCGTCGGCGAAAAAGTCGTCAAGCGCCTTGATGAGCTCCTGCTTGGTCGCAGCTGCAGATACCTCAATGCCGTATTCGTTTGCAATCGACTGCAAATCGGCTTTTGAAGTGTCCGGACCGTACTGCGGTATGCCGAAGTCATCGCCGGCGCTTTCGTCATTATCATTGTCATTACTTTCAGACTGAACCTCGCCGCGCTCGGCACCGTCCACCGCCTCCGCGATACCCTCGCGGACAAGCCTTAAGCCCAGTTTCTCGTCAACATCAAACGGCGGGTCCTTGGGTGACTTGGGCTTGACGATACCGTTAACCACCAACCCGAATGTGGTGTTTCTGATACGAATTAACACTGTATGCCTCCTATCAGCCTACAACCTTGCTTGCGAAGATATAAGGGGTATAAACCCTAGGCATTGCAATAGGTCTGGAATACAGCTCGACTGCTCTGGTGTTGTGCTTGTTGTCGACGAAGAGCTTGGAAACTCTCGACTTTGCGATGGTCTCAAAATTATCCCTGCCATAAGGCATGAGCGTTATAGCACCGTAAGCCACACGTCCGCAGTTCGGGAATGTTACCATTGCCGCGTCCTTGGGGAAGTAGCTCTTGGTCTTGCCGTTCTCGTCCTCGTACTTATTGCCCACAACGATAACTCTGAGGGTGTGCCCTCTGAAATTGAATGTACCCAGTTCGCTGATACCGGGCATAACGATACGCTCGTTTACAGCGCCAAAGTTGTAAGCGAGAGTCTTGTCCAGCATTACACGGAGTTCCTCGTTCTTATAGAATACATCGGCAACATCAGAGCCGATAAGCAGGTCGGCAGGCACCATTCCGCGATCGGAAAGCAGCTCGCACATAGCATATACATCACCGATGATATTAGCGTCAGCGGAGTTCCACAGATTCTGGGGGGTATAAGTATGCTCAGAAGCATCTCCGTCATAGAACTGAATGTGCTTGACCTCGCCGGGTGTATTGACGTCGATGTACTCCTGCATAGTGATCGCATTGTTCTGCATTACCTGTGCGCACATCCACTCGATTCTGCGGCGTGTTCTGATTTCAAGTTCCGTGAAATCTTCTGCAAGCAGACGGATAGCTCTCTGTGCAGGTGTAGAGCCCGTTACAAGAGCCTCGCCGAATCCGCGCTTTGACAGATCGTCAACCGTGAGCGAACGGGATTCTGCTATGTATGCCGGTCTGAATTCGGATAATTCGTAGCCATCGCGTCCAACGCTGATAGCGCCGCCGCGCTCTGCAACGAAACGCGCCATCTTACGCTGTCCGGCGCGCTTATACTCTACAAGCACCTTATCCGATGCAAAAATGTCGTTCCTGCCCGTGGTGAAGTAACGTTCGCTGAAAAACATTGATTCCGGCTTAGCCTTTTCAGCAATAGACTGTAACACATAAGACTGTGTGATGTCAAGATTAACTGCCATTTTGTCCTCCTTGTCAGTTAGAATCGGCGGCGGTAAACTCGATGCCATACTTGCGCAGGGTATCCTTGTCTGCCAGCTGTCCTTCATGATGATCTTGTTGCTGTTGAACTTGCCGCCGATGTAGATGGTCATGTTTACATCTTCGTCAGCCGGTACAGTGATATCATCGGTCAGAATACCGTAAGGCTCAAGCACCTCGCTGTCCGAAGACGAGGCGGTCGTTCCCAGAATCACAAGCGTGCCGTCCTTTGAAGATTTAGCCAGCACTGTGCCGCGCTTAAGCTCTCCTGTGTTCTTGCGGAGCTTTCCGGTGCCGACTCTTAACGCCGGATCCGTCCCGGCGACAAGGTTGTCAGCAGTAACCGTGCCGAGCTTGTTGAGAAGTTCAGTTGTCATTACTTATCCCTCCTTCAGTGCCTCGTCAATAGCTGCTAAAACCTCAGCCTCTTCCTGGGCTTTTGTCTGTTCCGCGCTGCCGTCAGCCTGCGGGGCAACTGCGTGAACATCTTCCACGCCGGAACCGCTGTAATCTGCCTTCATGTCGTTAAGGAACGACTGGCCTTTCCTTGCATTCTCCGACATGGCCTTGTAAGCAAGTTCCTCGGCTGTGCAGGGGTTCTTGTACTTAGCGTCAGCGAGGAGCTCCGGGCTTACCTGTCCGGCGATAGCCTCTATCTTCTCTAAGCGTGTGCGCTCGTCTGCAAGCGCTTTCTGCACAGCGGCGTCCATTGCCGTCTTGTTTTCGTCTGCGTGTTCTGCCTTGTAATCCTCTTCAACGCGTGCAGCGAGTTCGGGATTTTCTTTGCGCAGTTCAGCAAGATTTACTGCCATAGTAGTTTTACCTCCCTCATTGTTGTTTGATTTATTTGCATTGCCTTCGTTTGATTCAGGCTGTAATGCCATGTGGTGTGTCCCTGTAATATTTGGAGCATTATTTACAATCGGTATATTTTCAGGGCATGTTGCTCCGTAAAGCGGCATAAATCTGCCGCTCACATACAGTGCCGTCTTGTCAGCCGATGCAGCTATCTTGACTTCATCGCTCGTTTCAATGAGCTCGTCAACAAAGCCCTGCTCCTTGGCTTCTTTTCCGGTCATAAATGTTTCAGCCGACATCATACTGAGCAGTTCGGCTTCCTCTTTTCCGGTCTTACGCTTGTACGCTGCCAACATGACCTTGTCGTAAGCATCATTGGTCTGTGCCACTTTTCTAAGTTCATCTGCGTTGTAATAGCCAAATACAGGCGCTAATGACTTGTGTATCATTATCAGCGAACCTTCGGACGCCTTGACTGTATCAGCAGCACACATAATGTGTGAGCCTGCAGACATTGCCACGCCGTCAACGGTGCAGGTAATCTGTGTGCCGTTCGTAGCCATTTCACGCAGCTTGTTGTATATGACTATTGCAGTTGTACATGAACCGCCGCAGGAATTTAGCTTTATATCTAACTTTCGGCTCTTGGATATTGCCTTTAAGTCATCTAAAATCTCGCTTTCAACGATGTAATTTTCTTCCGTGGGCTTATTGGTGTCATAGTCAAACGGTCTGCTTTTTACTACCAAACCGTAAAGCACAAGCTCGGCGGTTTCCATATCAGCATCAGCCCTGACCGAATAGCCCTCACGCTCTGCGAAATACGCAGCGCCTTTATTCTTCATCGGCATTTTCTTCATCTCCCTCTTCATCATCGTCAGCGATGTTATTCGTCTGGGCGGGTATAATGTTCTTTATAAGCTCGTTCTCCACCGCAAGAGCAGACATATTGTCCTCCCAGTTTTCGCCGTAGTACTCTCTTGTGATTTGCTCGTTCGTCTTCCAGCCGTGCTGAACCAGCATTGCGTTTGACTCGGCTTCCTTCTTGGGGTCAAGCTGTGTGAGCGCCGGACCGTCCCACCGCGCACTGCACCATGCCGCTCGGATAAGAGGATCATCGAAGAAACCCGGCGCCTTTATCCTGCCGCGTGCAACAGCCTCAGCAAGCCAGACCTCATAAACAGGCTGGCAGAAGTCATTGACGAACCAAGAACGGCGCATTTTAATGACTTCCCATGCTTCTTCAAGCGCGCCCTTAGACGCCGAATAGGACGCGGTGAATTCCTTGAGCAATACCTCATGTGGCATCTCAAGCGCCGCACCGATCTGCCGCGCGATCGAATTGGTGAAAGTTTCATACCCGGCAGTCGGTATATTAGGATTGCCGAATACGATTTTTTCGCCCTTTTTCAGTTTTACAATATTTCCGGGCGACATCTCCGGCTCATCCTCGTTGGCGTCGTCATCATCGGAATGGTCGAACATCGGCATAGCAGTCGAATCTGTATCCGTTTCAAGCCACCCGGTAAAATACGTCTGAATGATCGCCGCCGTAAGTTCGCTTTCAGTGTATCTGCGATTCTGCAGGAGCATTTCAATGACCGGGGCGAGATACGAAACGCCACGATACTGGTCGGGGCGCTCTGAATCCATTATCTGCAGTATGTTAGGCAGTCCGGTCTTTTTGCTGACCGCCTCGACTCTGACCCAGTTGATGTCCTTAAGCACGGTAGAATACGGGTAACCGTTGCAGACATGGTAAGCTACCACTCTTCCGCCGGCGTCCACTTCTACGCCGTCATGCACTTCATTGTCGCCGTGTTTTCCCTCTGTGACTGAAAAAATACCGTTTGAAACAGAGCATAACGGCGTGCTTATTCTGTCAGCTTCTATCATCTGCACACAAAGGGAAAACGGATTAAGCCGGGTAGGCTCCCGCCTTTTCAGCAGGGCAAACACATCGCCGCTCATCAGCCAGGATTTCACGGCTAGCTGCTGCAGTTCATAGAAATTGTTTATGCCCAGCGCGTCACATGATGACTTGTTCAGACACCATGCCCGGAATTCAGCCTCGGTGCGTTTGCACCACTGCCTTGCACTTTCCGGCGAAAGTCCAAGCAGTTCCGCGTCAAGACTGCACTTCATTCTGAGTCCCGGACCGACTATCTTCGTGCGATTAGTGTTCACAGCGGCGGCGGCTATCGGAGAAGCCATATATAGCATGCGCCCGCGCTGACGCATTGTTGCATTGTGAAAGTCTATATCCTCAATCGGCGCGCCCGAACGCGCATTGAAAGCCCTTAATGACCTTTTAGTAAGCGATGCTCCAGCGTCGCCGTACCCGCTTGCATATACATTTGAGTCGCTCAAAAACGTCCCCCCTTTTTTTGTGGAATAGCAAAGGCACGCCGTTTGACCGGGCGTGCCTTGATTGTATTAAATTGTAGATTTCACTTGTCGGCAATTGCGGCTCATGCGCCGTTTTTGCCCATAAAAAAAGCACCTCTTTCAAGGTGCTATTTTTTGTATTTTTTAGATTTTTTTGAGATTTTTTTCAAAAAAGCTATTGACAACCACCTTAAAATGTGGTATAATAATATTGTCAGAAGGGAGGTGAAAGCAATGATCGATAAAATAAAAGAGCTCATTAAGCTGCTGGAACAGCTTAACAAGCTCCTTCTCAAGGTAATTGAACTTGCCGGAACGGTTACCTTGTTGGTCTTAGCTATCAAGCAGATCGCAGAAATCTTCTGATAGCAACCGCAGCTGCGGGCGGTTATCCGCA